AGATTTCCCGGCTCATCCGGTCGTGATCGTTCTCGGTCATCTTGCGCTCCAGCCACGGTGCTGGTCTGCCGTTGCGGTCGAGGATTTCCCATTCCCCTTCGCCACCCTCTTCGGGGTAGCAGCGCTCCGGCGGACCAGAGCGCTGTGCGGGGATGTAAACCTCCCAGTACTTCACGCGGACGATGCAGGGGATGCCGCAGACGCGGGACTCAAACTCTGTCATCTTGCCTCCTTGATCTGGTAGTCATGAAACACCGCGCCTTTAGATTTGTCCCCAACTGCGCAGTTTTTCACCCACACCTGCTTGCCCGACTTGAGCGTTCTCCAATGCCCACGGCGCTCGTGCCAACGCGGGCTTGCATGTGTGCCGCCTTGGTCCTCGGACCGTGGCTTGCGAGGCTCAATTACTACCGTGGTCCAGTCGTAGGTCGGGGCCTTGCCCTGGCGAATTTTCTTTTCCCAGTTGGCCCGTTTGGCAGGGACGTAACCTACAGCGGGCTGCATGTCTATGGACTCAAGAAACCTGGCAATAAAGGCTAGCGCCCCTACCACAGGACTGGTTCGATAGTCAAAATGAGTGCCGTCTAAGTGGCGACACTTCACGCCCCCCTCCTCCACGATGTATGTAAAGGGTGTAGTAGGCTTGTAAGATGTCTTCTCCAACTGCCAACCGACTACTGCGGTTACCGCCCCTACCCGGTTAGTCAGAAAAAGCGCCTTCTTGCCATCATAGGCACACACCAGCGCTGTAAAGGGAAAAGGCAGGGGCCTCTCTAAGATGCTGCCGTCAATGACCTGCTCCGCCTTATACACCGGCGTCATATCAAACCACTGGTACTTAATGGCCTCTTCCGGCTCAAGGCTGGCCATCTCCTGGATTAAGGGGCTCATAACGGCATGTCCCCGTGCCATGGCTCGTCGGCCATGCGCTTGAGGTTGAAGATGAACCGATACTGCGGGTGCACCTTCACAAACAGCCTGGCGTAGAACGCGATGTGGTTGTTGCAAATCTTGAAGTCCGTGCCCGTGGTCTTCATGGCCACTTCCCAACGGATGCGGTTGATGATGAGCCAATGGCTGATCTTCCTGTGGCCGGCGGCAATGGCCTCCAGCGTGAAGCGCTCAAAGTATTCCCACACCTTTGGGTTCTCGGCGTTGAACGCGTTGAACTCCCGCTGGCGCAGGTGGAACGGGGTGTTCATGCTCATAGCGGTGCCTCCTCTGCATCGCTTGGATACTGAGGCCCGCTCGGGGCCCGTGGTCCGTGATACGGGGGCAGTGGAAAGGGCGGGAATGGCCAGGTCATGCTGCCACCTCATCTTTAGCCAAGATGGACTGCAACCCCTCCAGCATTTGCGTGGCTTCCTTGCGTGTCAGGGGCGTGTGGATGCTGGCGCGGTCGTCGCGCAGGGAGAACCAGATGCCGCCGTTCTCCCACTCGTCGATGTGGATACGAAAGTCGGTCTCTGTGTACACAGTAACCGTGATGTCTTTTTCGTTCATGCTATTTCTCTCTTTCTATGTTGTCAGAATTGACGGGGTAATTTTAACAGGTACCTTGAAGTACCTGTCAAGTACTTTTAAAATTTTTCAGGTTCCAGTTCAAGTACGTTAAAGCCGCAGCCGCAGCCCGTGCAGTACTTGTTGGCGATACCTACTGCTTCAACGACGCCCACGCCTGCAGCGAGCGCGCCGATGGCAAAGTCCCGGCCAGAGCCGAACGCGTACCAGCCGTCTATCTCACACGTCTCGGTGTAGTCCATCGGGTAGGGGCTGCGCTCGTACTTCAGCACACGCTTGTCAGGTGTAACAACCAGGAAGGCCACCCAGTCGTCCTTATGGCGCAGGAACGGTGGCACGGCGTCAACCGATGCACCGTCCTCGAACCACTTGAACATTTCCTGGGCCGCGTCCCAGTCTCCAGAGGCCGCGCACAGGTGATCGCGAATGCGCCTGATCTTGGTGACCGGGCGCACCAGGTCACCCTGGGTGGCTTGTTTGTCGGCGACCAGTTTGCCGACGCGATGGTCCCATACGATGATTGTCATTTGAATCCCACCATGATGGAATCGGGCCGCAGCACGTTGGTACCTTTTGGACGCCACAGGTGCAAGCAGTAAGGGTGGTTGTTGACGTGATCCTTTGAGGGCACGTGGAACTGCATGACGACGTCTTCGTCATCCCAGAACATGTCTTTGACCTGGCACATCTCTTCCCAGGTCGGGCAGCGGTCTTTGCGTGAGACGCTCACGTGCTCCCAGCCTGCGCCGTCACTTGCGATGACGAACACGGTCTGAGAGAGCTTGAGCTTCACGACAAAGGCCCCGTTGGTGGCGTCGCCCTCTGGATAGCCAGAGAGTTTGACGCGCGCTTTTTCAGGGACGTGAAACATCAGAACACCCCAAACCAGATACCTGTGCCGTGAACACAGCCCACTGGGAAGAAGATGGCCCCTGCAATCAAGAAGCCCCAGGAGGCTGTCTTGAGGCAGGTGACGACGTGCGTGAACCAGGCCAGGATGACCCAGCCGCCAAGGAGAATTGGGAGGAATTCGCTCATGTGTTGTCTCCAGAAACGTCGACGTATTCCGTCTTGGGTGTGTAGGGGAAAGTGACGGGCACGCGGCTTTCTGCCCCGGTGTAGCAAGCACCAGTAGGCTCTCGAAACACGCGCCCGTCGATGTCATAGGCCTGACCGTTGAAGCGGTCGGCTTGTTTGAACACGCGGCTGCAGCGTATGTTTTGAAACACACCAGGGCTCGGCTCATGCCACTCCCAGTCTTCGCCTGTCAGCGGGACCAGAGGCTCAAACATGGCCAGCTTCTTGAACATGTTCACCGTATAGGGCGCGGTCGATCCGCTGTGGCCCTCTTCAGAGAACACCTTCAGCAGCTCCAGCACGTGTTTGCAGAGCATCCCCTGCATTTCGTCGATGTAGGCCCCGGTCTCATCCAGCCAGCCCGCTGCGCGGAACTCGGCCAGGGCATGGCTGTGCAAATTGCTCATCGCTCCACTCCTTCCAAGCGATCTGCCACCAGGGTAGCGTAGCCGGCGATGTCCACCCAGCTGTCCACCTTGTCAGGGTTGCCGTTGACGATGCGCGCCATCTTGTGCACGATCATCTCCAGGGCTTCCCACTGGTCGTCAGCGAATGTCTTGTTGTGCTTGGCCGCGTGGTCCGCGAGCAGTCGTTTGATGCCCTGCATCAGCTCGGCGCCATCCTTGAACTTGCCATAGTCCTGCGCGCGGTTGTCCAGGGTCTCGTCAACGTCGGTGCCTGTCTCGCGCTCGTCTTCGTACTGCAGCACGCCGGCCTCAAGGCCTCCCTTGACAAAGTCCTCAGGGCTGATGCCCAACTTGCCTGCGATGGCCAGCTGAGCGGAGCTGAGAATAACCTTGCGGCCTGTCTTTGGCTCAGGCACGGGCACCATTTCAGGAGCCTGGAACATGCTGTCCAAGACCTGCTTGCGCAGCTTGTACACCATCGGCTTTGCGGCCTCAAACTTGGCGGCCACCTTGACCACTTCAGCGTTTGGGTGTTTGCGGAAATACTCTCTGATTTTGTCTGACTTGTTCATGCTTCTTCCTTCGTGGTTTGAACAATGGCGCGCGCTTTGCCTTGAGCCAATATCTTGTAGACAAAGTCGTGCGCCTTCTCGATGTCGTGAACAGTGGCCTGCGCCAGCTGCTCCTCATGCAGGTCCATCACTACCTTGAGCAGTTCCCACTCTTTGGCTGTCATGATGAACCTCATGCCCCGTGAGACGCCCCTGCGGGATAACTCCAGCAGCGCGTCTTGTCCTTGCCTGATCTCTTCCAGCCAGTCACGGCCCATGCCGCTCATGGCCAGGGCCTCAGTGATGTTGAAAGCCCCGATCAGCATGTCGATGTCTTCCTTGGTGGCCAGGCCCTTGCGGACCTGCTCCAAGGCGTTGCGGTTCTTGAGCTGTGCATCCAGGTAAATGCCTGGCAGTTCGCGAACAGGTTTGAAGCCGGACAGGATGTAATCCATTGGGCTTTGCAGGACCGGCTTGGGTCGGTACTTGCTGCGCTTTCTCATGTGCTGCACGCCACAAAGACGCTCGCTAACAGCACGACCACAAAGGCCAGGTAAGCCCAGCCGCCGGCCGTGATCCGTGGACCGTGGTCCCCGAGCATGACGTTTTGGATGAGCTCCTCATCCCCCGTCATCTCCCTGCGCCGGGGCTCGTAAGCGATGCCCATGAGCACCTTACCTGTGTTGAAGTACTTACCTGTCATGGCAAGTTTTTTGTGGACCTCTTGAGTCCTGTTGGTGTTGAGTTCAGTCATTGCACTCTTTCTCCTTTCTATGTCGAAGACTCGACTTTATCACGTTTAGTTCACTTGTCAACAACTCTACTTTCTTTTCTGCTTTTAACCACGCATCACGCCATTGGCGCTGTTCTTCAATGCGCTGGGCAGCTGCTTCAAGCAGGTCCGCTATCGCTGGATAGACGTCCTTGACCGCTCTCAGTTCCTCTCGTAGTTTCATGTTTACTCCACGGGTGATTTAAATATTCTTCACGAAGTAGTCCATATAGAACCAGGTCTTCGCCGTCTGGAAAGGCCTTGCGCATGCGCCCTTCATACTGAAAGCCCAAACGCGGAACAAAGCGTTGCGCGGCGTAGTTACTAGCACGTACCAGGCCCGTGACCCGTGGTACTTGAAGAAACACAAACGGCAACTCAAACGACGCATTGTAAAAACTGCGAGTCACCAGAGTGCTTCCGGGGCGCACTGCAATGTGCACGTCAATGTTGGTACGTGTGTAGGCAGAGAACACGGTAACAGCCACGAACTCGTCGTTGTCGTCCACCAGGCTCACTGTAGTAACCGCTCCCGTCATGCCTTCGATGCCGATGATTTTTTTGGCCCAGGCTGCGGCTTCTTCGGCACGTTCAAAACGTAGGATTTTCATCGTCGTCCTCGAAGTAGCTGTCCAAAATCTGGTCTTCCCACAGCATGATTTGATCCTCGCTGAAGGTCTTCAAGATGTCCACCTGGCGTGGCTTGCCGCTGGGCCCGACGATCGTGAGCAGCACTCTGGTGATGTCCATCTGTGCAGGCAGCTCCACGCCCTCTACCATCAGCGGGGGCAGCATCTCAAAAGTGAGTTCGACGGGGAACGTCATCTGTGTTTGGTATTTCATTTTTTGCTTTCTTTCGGTTCTCTTCAATGCGCTGCAGGGTCAGTGACTCTTGGTAGGCGTGATCAAACGCTGGCAGGACCAGGCTGTAGACGTACACCCCAATGGACACCTTGTAAAAGGCGGACAGCTCTTTGAGGATGTAGTAGGCCTCCTCATTGACGGTGATGGTTTTGTAGCGTTGACCAGTGCGCTGCGAAGGCGAGGGACGGTCGGGCTCTTTGCGCAGCTTTGGCCTGCCGTTCTTGCGAGGGCGACCACGTTTCTTGCGCTTGTAAGGTACGGGCGGCTTGGTATCTTCTGGCATGTAATTCTCCTTTCTTTGGGGCGTATCAGTTTATCAAAAAAGGAGCCAGGAACAAGTCCTGGCTCAGGGTTTTGGAGAAACCGGGGCAACTGCAATTGTCCCGATTAAATTATGCAGCTGAACCCCAGCTTGGTCCAGTCTCAACGTCAACGCGGGAAGGTACTTCCAGGTTCACGGCCGTGGCCATGAGGTTGGCGGCTTCCCGAGCCTCTTCTTTGTTCCTCACGGACAGGGCGATTTCGTCGTGCACCTGCAGCAGCAGGTTAAAGCCCGCCTTGTGCAGGGCCACCATGCCCGCTTTGGTCTGGTCTGCGGCCGAGCCCTGGATCAAACGGTTCAGGCCCTTGTACGTGCCGCTGCGCTTGATCCGTGAGCCGTAGGCAATGACTGCTTGCTCGTGCGGCAGCGCCTTGTTGACGCCCCACTCCACGGGCTCCCACAGGGGGAAGCGGCAGCGCCGGCCCAGCAGCGTGCGGATCGACCCGCCAGAAGAGGGGTGTTCGATGCGTTTCATGACCGCGTCCACGGTGCCCTTCAAGAAAGGGACCTTGCTGTGGAACGTGCCGATCAGGTCGCTGGCCTCGTCAATGGGCAGGTCCAGCTGCTGCGCGAGCTTTGCTTTGCCCATGCCGTACATCAGGCCCAGGCCGATGGTCTTGGCAGCCTTGCGTTTAATTCCGGCCATGTCGGCGACCATCTGGTGGAAGTCCGTGTCGGGGTTGTCGCGGTAGGCCTGAGCCATCTTTTCCGCGCCGGGCAGGCCCAGCAGGGTGGCGTAGTGCACCAAGAGGCGGGGCTCCTGGGAGCTGAAGTCGTTGGCCGCCCACATGTCGCCGTCCTCCGGGAGGAACAGGCCGCGCACCATGGGGCCGATGATCTCGTGACGGGCGGGCACCTGCTGCAAGTTGGGGTTGCTGGCCGACAAGCGGCCCGTGACAGTGCCGCCGTCTTCGTTGCGCATCTGGTTGAAGTGCGTGTGGATGCGGCCGTCCTTGGCGCTGTGCTTGAGGTAG